TGCATGCGCCGCACGTCGAGCACGTACCATGCGTCGAGCTGCGCGTTGTGCGCCATGACTACCGCGACGCTGTAATCGGCGTAGCTGCTTTCGCTGTACGCGAGGTCGATGCCGATGCTTACGCGATAGGTCTCGGGAAGCTTGTCGTAGAACGACACTCCAGAGAAAAGCTGCCCACCTCGAGGTCGCGGGCTGCCCATGTAGAGCGCCCACCAGTCGTGCTCGCCGACGTCGCGGCGCACGCGCTCGAGGAACTTGGGCGGTCGCTTGTACCAGAGACTCTTGCCCTCGTCGTCGAGCGCGGGGAGGTTGATCACCTCCCATGCTTGCCCCTCTTGTCGAGCGAGCTCGCCGATGAGATCATCGGGATGCCACCTCGTGTGGCATACGATGATGCTGGCGCCTGGGTGCACGCGCGTGAGAGCGGCGCTTGTCCACCAATCGCGGATTTTGCCGCGTACGAGCGCGCTGTCGGCCTCCTCGCGGTTCTTGTACGGGTCGTCGACAACCAGCACGCCCGAGATGCCGTGGCCTGTCAGCGGGCCACCTACGCCGGTAGCGAGCAGTCCACCACCTGCGTCGGTGCGCCACTCGGCCATGGCTGAGGAGTCGCCGCGGAGCTTGACCCCCGCGGCGCGCGCGTAGTCACGGCAGAGCCTTGAGCGACTGTGCGCGTAGTCGGCGCCATACGAGGTAAACGCGTTGGTCTTATCGGGCTTGGCTGCGATGAGCTGCGCAAGTCCGTGCAGGATACAGAACGTCTTGCCGTGCTGCGGAGGCACCGACACGAGTAGCCGCACCTCTTCGCCGTTGCGGATGCGGTCGAAAGCGCGACACAGGGCGCCGAGGTGCCGAGGCTCCTCGAGCAGCGGCGACACGCGAGGCACGAACTCCGCGAGCGGCAGGCGCCACAGCGGCCTATTCGCCGCGCGCTGCACTGCCCAAGCTTGGAGTAGGGGCGTCGTCATGGCGCCGAGAGTAGGAGGGCGCGCACGCGGAGGGGATACACGGCGCGCCCAGCTGACGAGGGACCGACGCCAGCACCACGCCAAACGAGGGAGACACGTCTAGCTGTGGCGAGCAAGAGCATACGCTGTAGCCTAATCATGAGCAACCGCGTCGAGTGTAGGGCTCGACTCCACGCTATCTACCACGCTCGCGAACATCTGCGTCAGTCGAGTGTTGCGAGCGTAGGCATTTCGCTCGATCCCATGTGCTCGCCCCATGCACACGCACCGGCAGATGTTGCACGCGGCTGCCTTGCAGCGCTTGCCGCATGCGTGAGGCGAAGCCACTGGCGACACATACACCACGCGCAGCCACCGCAAACACCTCGAGCACGTGCGCCCAAAGCCTGGCAGCGGCAGCTGCATGCCGTCGCATGGCGTGGCGTCGTCGAGCTCGGTCACCACGAGCTGGCACGCGTCGCAGTGACCAACGAGCTTCAATCCTCTACCATCTCCCATGCCATGGACCACTCGGCCTTGGCGCCGATGACCTCGGCAATCCCGGCTACCTGTCGGTACCGGAACACCGTGTCAACGTCGATTCCGAGCTTCTCGGCGATCTGCTCGTCGGTGAGGTCCTGCCCCGCGAGCCTGCGGATGAGGTCCGCGTCGAGGTCGACCTGGTGGACGCCGCGAGCCTTGTTGAACTGCCACGTCGCGGCGAGCCGCTTCGACATGCCGTGCGACAGTACCACAAGCGGGATGTAGTCGCAGTCGAGCCAGTCCGAGCCATGGATCATGCGTCTGTGCGCGCCGTCGATGACCACAAACCGCTGCTGTTCGTCGTCCCAGATCGTCACCACGGGGAAGCACACCCCATTGTCGAGGATGCTCTGCTGGAGCAGAGCCATCTTGTCGGGCGGCACGCTATTCGGATTGTACAGGTTCTCGAGGACAAGCTCGAGCCGCACGAGCATCGTGTTCATGCACGGCACTTCGACCCTGCCGTGCGTCCGGCTTGTGATGTAGACGGGCTCCATTGCCGCACGCGCCTCGTGAAACTGCTCGATCGTGTCAATGCTACGCATCACAGGGTCTCCTCGTAGTAGGCGATGAGTTCGTCGCGGGGGTCGGGCTTGTTGTTGACGGAGAGGTTGTTCTCGTAGTCGTTGCAGACGAGCTGTCGGCACTGCTGCCTGGCCACGTATTCGTTGTCCAGGTGCCGCGCAAACCGATCGCGGAAGATGGCCTGCGCCTTCGGATCGGGGTGCGTCGCGAGCAGGTGGTCCCGGTAGGACCGCCACGACTTCCACTGCCGCGGGAGCTTCCGGCAGGCAAACAATTTGGCGCTTTTCGCGGTCTCCTGCGCGAGCGCGATCCCCTTGATCCGCTTCTGGAGGCGGGCGTACGTCTTTGGCTCAAACTCGGGCAGATCGGTGATGCTCTTGAAGCTGCGCTCGTGGATGAGCGAGGACACGCGCATCTCCGTGATCGGGTAGCCCTTCTTGTGCTGGAAGTCGTAGATCCGAGAGTATCGGAGCTTTTCCTGCCAGATGTACTTCCAGACGTCGTGGAAGTTCCAGTCGAAGATCGGATAAAGCGCTACGTTGCCGCGGTCCTTGGCGGTGCCCCAGAAGACTTTTGCGCCCCCGATTTCGACTGGGTTCTTGACTACGGCCCGCCACCGATTCGGGCTCTCTCCGGCTGCGCGCAGGCCCACGAGGAAAGCTGTTCGCTCGAAGCAGCGTGCGTAGTTCTCGATCACCCCGTAGAAGTCGAGCCACTTGTACCCCGACCGGAAGCGCTCGTCCTCCTCCTTCCACGGCTTGAACTTGATGGCGTCGTCGCGCTTCGGGCGCATCCAGATCTTATGCTCCCCTGGCTCCCACGCGCGCAGTTGTCCATCCGTCAGCGAGGTTGCGTTCGTGAGGTAGAACGGGATCTGAAGCCACATCTTCTTCGTGGCCTCGGGGATGAGGTGCATCAGGTATTCGACCTGCTCCACACTACTCTGGTACATCACCTCTTCGTCGAGCATGTGGACCCCAATGCGTCTGCCGCGCCGGTGCGCCTCGACGAGCGCGAGGTGGGCCAGCACTTGGCTGTCTTTTCCGCCAGAGATCGAGACGATGATGTCCGCGATGTCGCCTGCCTCCAGGCGGTCGAACACCCACGACACCCGGCGCCGAGCAGCATCGAGGACCGTATCACCCGTGTAGCGTTGCCGCAGCATCGTTCACCCTCTGGATCCAGTCCTGAAAGCGGCTGAGGTACCAGTCCTCGGCCTTTGTGTCGGCCACGAGCGCCTCGATCCGGTGCTGCCGCGACACCGTGAGCAGGTCGGCCATGTCGATGAAGTTGTGCGGGAGCTCCAGCGCCACCCGCTCGCCGTGTCCCGCGGCGTCCCGGTAGGTCTCGAGGTTCGGGAGTTTGAAGCGGTTGTTGCGGCCCACGTAGCGGCGCGATGAGGCGACGTGCGCGAGCTTCGCCTTTCCGCTCACGAGGAGCAGGTTGCGCGGGATCTGGTGCGGGTCCTTGTCCGAGTCGCCTCGCACGTCGGCGAGGAGGGCGGCCTTCTCCTTGGCGTACACCGCGTGGATCTTGTCGTCCACCGGCACCCGCACCGCCTCGATCGACAGGGGCGCCGCTGCGACGTGGATCTTTGCCTCGCCGAGCAGGTCCAGGCGGAACGCCTCCCGCTTCCACCGGCTCTGCGTCGCGAAGTCGAACAGCACCATAAAGTCCTCGATCGTGTTGATTATTGGCATGTACTGGAACACGAGGACGTGCGGCGTCTGGTTCAGGTAGTTCCTGACGCAGTTGTACGTGAGGTCGTAGCGGTTCTGAGTGCGAAGGCACTCGTTCACCACGACGAGCGTGGAGCGGTCGATCTCCTGCAATAGCTTGTAGTAGTAGCGGTATTCGATTAGATTCGGCCAGTCGAGATAAAGTCCCCCGCGCCCGTCGCCCTGGGTCGCCGGATCGGTCATGTGCTCGGCCGCCCATGACGGCGCGAAGCGCGCTGGCGAGAGGACGTAGACCTTCTTTATCTCGTGCTCCTCGCGGTAGCGCGAGACAATCTCGCCCTTTGCGGTGTCGTCGAGCCCGAGGTGAATCACGGCATTGGCCTGTATCGGCACTTCGAGCGCAGCCATGTTGCCGTCCTTTCGAGGCGCTTCGCGTTCATCTCGGTCCCGCGGAAGTGCCCTCCGAGGTGGTGGGTGATGCGCGCCGTCATGCCGAGCCCCGTGCATGGGTCGAGGACGAGGTGGTTTGGCTGCACGCAACAGGAGAGAACATGCTTGGTTACCGGCTCGCCGTGAGGCACTGCGGGCCAGTCTCGGTCAATCTCTTGCGTGAGCGTTTGGAGTCGGGTCATGGCCTCAGGCCGACCAAACAGGTTGAGCGTGACCGGCAGAGGCTTGGACCTCGGACCGTACGTCATCATCCAGCGCTTGACGCACTCGAAGCCACGCCATGTCATGGTTTCCTCGAGCTGGTCAGCCCACCGGCATCCCATCTCGATGAACACAGGCGCCTCTGGTTTGGTGTGCGCCATGGCAACGCCTGCGAAGGCGTCGAGGAACTTTTCCCATGACGTGCGCGGAGCAGAGCCTCGC